GCGCGTATTCATGGGACTTATTAATTATGTTGACCAGGATGTGTCTAATTTGATTCTTGGTTCTGAGTCTGTTGCTGGTGAGGTGCAGGCGTATGCTGGTTCTGCCAAAACTCATGAAGATGTGTATCGCGCCCGTATTAAAAAGAATCGTCGTTATGTGGAGAACATAATGAATGAGCAAATCATTCCACCTCTCCAGCGAATTGGATTCATCAAGCAGGGTGTTTATTTCAAGTATTCAAACCAGATTGAGATTTCAACCGAAAACAAGATCAAGCTGTTCAATATGCTGACCGATAAATATGAAGTTGCTCCAGAAACCATCGATAAGGAATTTGGTGTTAAGGTTGGCGAACAGTTCAACATCGGTGTTGCCGGTGGTGGCGGTCTTGGAGAGGGCGGCTGGGGTGACAATGATCATGGAATCATGTCGGACGAAGAGTACATTAAGCGTTACGGACATCCCAGAGGCACAAATGCAAGGATAAATTTTCTCGAAGGGAAGTAAGAAACAGGGTTTGCTTCTCTAAGATATACAATTCCCTGAGTGAAGATGAAAAGGCCAAGCATGAGTCAGAAGCCAAGAAACTTCTGGCAGCATTCATGGCAGTCATTAAATGTATCGATTTAGATGCAGATGTAGACCAGGCACTTTATGAATTGATGGAGCTTCGTGCGGAGTTATCTATCAATTATTTGTTGGCTGGTTTAAATCTGAGTGTCGAAGATGCACTTACTCTTTTGGAGAATCTGGAAGATGACAGTCTCACTCAGCAGGACCGCGATATTCGTGATAGGCTTGTTGCTGGTATCGACAATCTTATAGAATTCTCAGTATGTGCAGAATACCAGGCATTCATGGAGCTTCCAGACGAAATCGATATGGATGATCCAGAACGAATGGCTGATTACGAAGAATTGAGTAATAAGTATCATTTGAGATATGCCAGTGTAGAACACAGCGATATTGAGTATGCTGCTGGTGTTGCTTTGAAGTGGATTACTCTTTATTCAGCTGCAACTGTTCTGACATACATGACAATGAACGATGACAGGGTACGTCCTTGGCATCGTCAACTGGAAGGTTTTTCAGCACCAAGGGATTTGTTCCCAGCTTGGATGATACCGCCAATTGAATGGGGATGTCGTTGTTATTTGGAAGATGTATATGGCAATTCTGTAGAAAACAAATTGCCATCTATATATAATAAGGTGCCTCAGAAGCCGAAAGAGCTTGATAATGTATTCTCTGAGAGTCTTGCAAAGTGTGGCAGGATATTTGGGAAGAGCCATCCTTATTTCAATGTTCGTAAAGAGCATAAGGAGAAACTGGCTGGGTATGTTGAACGAATAAAGGAGAAATGGTATGCCAAGAAAGTTCTTTAATTTCAGACGAGGAAATGCTCCAAAAGGACATACCAAGCCTATCACCAGGCAATATTTTTCTGGTCCGTCTCATTTTGTGGATGCACAAGGAAAGACAATTACTCCTGCTACGCATCCACAATATGTAAATTCGAATACTGGTCAACTTGACTTGTGGCACCTGAGAAATGCACAGAAAAGAGGAAAAGTCAATGAGTTTCCGAATCAGGCTGGAAGTAGTATTGCAGTATCGTTTGAGCAAGCTGCAATGCATCTGAGAAATATTGCTTCCCGAAAAATCAATGTGCAGGCTTTGACTTTTGAAGTAAAAATGGCCAAACAAGCCGTTGAGGTATTCCAGCGTTCATTTCTCGAAAACAAATTCAGAAGTTATGGGTCACAGCCTTGGAAAAAGTTGGCACCATATACGATTAAGCAAAGAGTTAAGTATGGTTCAAACCCAAATCATATACTCCGAGACACTGGAACACTGAGAAAATCCATCCAGGTTGTTGAAGGTAAGGGTCTCGTTCGTACCAACCCAAATGCCTATGGCTCTGCCAGAAGACATAAGGGTGTTTGTTATGCAGGAATTCACAATGACCCAAGTTTCTTTGGCGCAACCAATGTTGCTGCAAGGAATCATCATGTTCCACAACGACAGTTTATGGGTCATTCTTCCTATTTAAGAGAGGAGGGGTGGATTCTCTCTGAGTTGTATTTGTTTGATGAACTGTTTACACCGATTGTATGATTATACCGAAGAAAAAATTGCAGGCTGACACCCAGGAAGTCGTAGTTCCTGAGAAAGTTCAGATACCCAAGAATGGATTGATTGCTGTTTATCATGCTATCAAAGAGATTCTTGAAAAGGTTCGCTGGGACTATTATGACCTAAATAGCGAGAAGATTTTTAAGACCGTGATGATGAATCGTGGTCAGTTCGAACGTATTGTCAGAAAAGGTGGTAACTCAGAGTATGCTCTTGGATTCCCAGTTGCTTTTGTTGAGTTTACGAACTGGAGATATTTGGTGCAGCAGCAGCGTATCAATGAGGGCCGCGCCAATATGCAGATTAAGTTTGTAATGAACAGGCTCAATAATCAGGACCCAGACACATTTGACAAAGAAGGGAATGTCAAAGAGTATCGAGAGACTGAGGTTGAATATGTTGCTCAGATCATCAATCAATTTATTCAGGAGTTAAAGTACAATTATCCGGCACTTTCTGAAAGAATCAATCTGACTTATATAGACCCATTGGAGAGTTTTGATGATAGTCTCCAGCCTTGTTGGATTACGTACGAAGTCTGGTTCCGTGAGGAAAGTATCTATGCTACAAGATGGCTGAAGAATACATATATTGTATTTCCACCATACACAAATCATAGTGACCAGGAAAAAGAACACAATATTCATGGCCATTCAAATTATGACCATCCAGAATTACACCAAGACCATTCGGTATATCTGGATAAAATTCCTGGTGTTACTCCTGATGAAGAGCAAGAATATGATCCAGGTTTTGATACAGAAGGCAAGACAGACGTGACAGAAGAAAATGATTTCAATAACGGAAGATTGTCAAATGCCGATACTGGAACCACTCTTACGCCAGGTGTTTCTACCTCTGAGGAGGAGTTCGAGGACTATTTATATTTGATAAACCAAAATATTGACGACGATGGCGAAGACAGTTAAAATAGTTCCGGTATTAGAGGATGGGAAGCTGGTTTATCCTGCCACCATCACGAATGCAGTAGTTGACCCTAAGACTAAGAAAACTCTTGCTCAGCTTCTTGATGAAGGATTTGCTGTGATTGTTGATGAAGATTTAGATGAAGAGTCTGTTCATCCAGTTCAGAACAAGACGGTCACTGGTGCTCTGAATTCTAAGGCTGGGAAGATTGAAGATGTCCAGCCAATCAAAAACAAAGTAGATGAAATGGAAGAGGTCGTTGCAAATCTGGATGACCTTACAACAGATGATATAATGTTGATTTGTCAATAAACCCTATTTATTCACCTATTTAAAAATTAAAAAATTATGGCAGTAGAAAGAAATGACAAGAAACTGAATGGTGCCGGTCTTGCTACCCTTTGGGGTCGCATTACTACCCTCGTTTCGAACAGCATCAGCGCGTTATCAACCGTTTATGCTGCAATCTCTCACAATCACACAAAGAGTGAGATCACCGACTTGGTAAATGCAACCGATTCAACTGGTGGTCTGATGACAGATGCCCAGGCTGCTAAGCTGGCCGGTATCGAGTCTGGTGCTCAGGTAAACACTATTTCTGGTATCCAGAAGAATGGTGTTGATGTTCAGCCTGATGCAACAAGCAAGAAGGTGAACCTTGCAATTCCTACAAAACAGTCTGATCTGACTAACGATGACAACACTGTTAAGGATGCAAGCTATGTTCACACTGACAACAACTACACTTCTGATGAGAAGACGAAGTTGGGTGGTGTTGCTGCTGGTGCTCAGGTGAACGTTGTTGAGACCATCAAGGTCAACAACTCAGCTCTCACTCCTGATGGTAACAAGGCAGTGAACATTACTGTTCCTACTGACAACTCTCAGTTGAACAATGGTGCCGGTTATCAGACTGCATCTCAGGTCAACTCTTTGATCGATGCTAAGATTTCGACAACCTACCACGCTGCTGGTTCTAAGTTGTTCGCAAATCTGCCTTCAGCTGCAACTTTGGCTGATGCTGATGCTGCTGGAGCAATTCTTGGTGACGTTTACAATGTTACCGATGGCTTCACTGTTGATGCTCGCTTCTTGGAGTACGATGCACAGAAGACCAAGACCTATGGACCTGGTACTAATGTAGCCGTTGTTCGTGTCGCTAAGCAGAGTGGTGAGGGTTACGACTTCTTCTTGGATGTTCTCCAGGGCTTCGTAGATCTGAGCAACTATGCTACACTGGATGACGTTGAGACTCTGAGCTCAACCGATATTGCTGACATTTGCGCATATCCTGAGTAAGTATGGCACAAAGAGACGAAAAGAAGCTGAATGGTGCGGGTCTGGGAGTTCTCTGGACCCGTATCACACAGCTGCTGGGCATGAAAACCTTTGGTGGTGTTCCGCTTTCTACGGGACACCGCTATTCGGTTTGCTCTACGGCAGCAGGAACCGCAGCAAAAACGGTTACGCTGACAGGCTTCTCGCTCGTCGTAGGTGCCGAAGTTACAGTAAGGTTTACAAGCACAAATACAGCAGCTGCTGCTGATTTGACATTGAATGTAAATTCAACTGGTGCAAAAGGAATCCGTTACAGGAATGCAGCACTTCCAGGTTCCGCAGTTTTAGAGACTGGCAGAACTTATACTTTTGTTTATGATGGTACGTATTGGCAGATGGAGGGTGACCTCAATACTGATACGACATACCAGAAAATAACTCAGTCAGAGATTATTGCCGGTACTGATACTAATGGAAAACTTATAAGTGCAGATGTTCTGAAGGCTGTATTGGAAGAGAACCGCATTAAGATGTGTGGTCATTTTACTGGCAATACAACCTATGCGAAGAATTCTCTTGTTCAGTTGAATGGTCATGCATATCTTAGTAATAAGGTAACAACAAATGCTCCATGTGGTCTTTTGCGTGACGGTGCTGGTAACAGAATCACCTTTAAGGAAAGCAATGGAAATGTGGGCTATTATGTGATAGATCCTAATACTACGGATGACTGGGACATGATTCTGTAAATCCATGTTCTCAAAAAATTATCGCTATTTAAAAGAAAAACGAAATTATGACAGAAAAAGATTTAAAACTTATCAGAGGTAGCCTTAAACAGGGCGAACCAGCTGAGATTCTGTTCTTTGATGACGTGGAATGGTGGAGCTGTGACCGCTTCTTGGAAGAGTTGCAGTATATCGAGGAATATGTCAAGCCTTCTGAAATCAATATTCTCATTAACTCTGCTGGTGGCAATGTTGTTGAGGGTATGAAGGTGTTTACTAAAATCCTCAATTGCAAGATCCCTACCAAAACAACCATCGCCGGTATTGCCGCTTCAATGGGTTCTGTTATCTGGGCAGCTGGTCAGAAACTCTATATGAGTGACTTCTCGCTGCTGATGATTCATAATCCTTGGATGGGTGCAGACATGGAAGATCCGAACAACAAGCAGATTATCGAGGCTTTCAAGAAACAGATTGTCACTGTGTATTGTAAGCGTTTCGGATTCTCTGAAGACAAAGTGAAGGAAATCATGGACGGCCAGCCAGGTTGTGACGGAACATTCCTGACAGCTCAGGAAGCAGTTGATCAGGGATTCCTTCCAGCAGACCACGTTATTGAGACACCACAGACAATAAAAGACAGAGTTGCCGCAGCAGTAAAGGGTAATACGAATTCCGCTTCTGTACAAGCAATTATGTCCTTGGTTGTCGGGCAAAATTACCAACCGCAGCCACAATCGGCTATTTCTGATAAAGAGCCGAAAGGTAACGATAACATTAATTCACAAATAAATCAAAAGAAAATGGAAGAACTGAAAGTAGTCGCTTCGCAGCTGGGTATCCAGGGCGAGGTTTCGCTTGAAAAGGTTTCCGATGCCATTCTTCAGTTGAAGCAGGGCAAGGCTGACCTGAAAAAGGCAAGCGATGAACTGGCAACAGTTAAGAGTGAACTGAACGACCTGAAGATCAAGCATGAGGCTGAGAAGGCCACCAGTGCTTCCCTTCAGAAATCTCTCGACGAAGTGAAGTCTGAGCTTCAGACTTACAAGGACAAGGAAAAGGCTGAGCGCACTGCCGCTATCAATGCTATGGTTGACGAGGCAATTGCCACTGGCAAGATTTCTGCCGAGGCAAAGGCAAGTTGGGTAGCAATGGCTGAGCAGAACTTTGACATGGTGAAGAGCTCTTTGGAGTCAATCCCCGCACGTCAGCAGCTGTCTAAGCAGATTGCCGGTGCTCCTGAGAACCGTCAGGCCGCTCAGGATGGTGCTTTGACCGAGGAGCAGAAGATCCAGGCTCATGTTGAGTCTCTGCTGCCTGAGGGTTTTGCCTTCAAGAAGGTAACCGACCTGAAGTAAGCGTGTGACCAAATAAAAAAGTAATCATTAAAAAAAGAAAAGAGAATATGCCTAACACAGTAAACATCAGCAGTGTTCGTGCAGACGGTGCATTCCAGTTCAAAGACAACCAGTATTCTGGTGAGTTCCTGGAGGACCTTCTCGTTTATACTGCCTCCGAGAATGAGACCTACAAGGAAGGTCTGATTCACATCAAGACTGGTGTCCAGATGAAGTACACTCTGCCTCTTGTGCAGTTGGGTAAGATCATCCAGGACCGCGTTGCAACCCCCAGCTCTGACCAGAGCGGCAACGACACTGGTAAGTACAAGTTCACCGAGCGTTTCCTGGAGCCTCAGGACTTCATGGTGTACTTTGAGTTCAACCCCCGTGACTTTGAGAAGTATTACAAGTGGTTCCAGCCCGATGGCAACCTCGTTTTCCGTACACTCGACCCGAAGATTCAGGCCGTTATGGTACGCCTCCTGATGGAGAACAAGAACGAGTACATCGACTATTCTATCTGGATGTCGGCCAAGGGTGGTGCTTCTGCTTCTAAGATCACAACTCCTCAGGGCGATGACTATGAGGACGTAGGTGGTGAGGTAGAGGCTGGTCCGATGAAGTATTTCGATGGTGCCATCAAGCGTATCCTCGACAACAACATCGGTCTGGACGGTGACAAGGATCCTCGCAAGGCTGTTATTGCCGGTACGACTGCTTTCTCTACCGGTGCAGACGTAGAGGCCGCTCTCCGTACCATGTGGCGCAAGACCCCGACCAAGATCCGCAAGAAGGCTTCGTTTGTCTTCGTTATGGATCAGAACAGCTGGGATCTGTACGACCAGTATCTGACCGATAAGACCGTCAAGTACACGGATAACACCGAAATGAACCAGTACCGTTTCAAGGGTAAGCGTATCATCACTCTGAACGCTCTTCCCAAGGATACCATCGTAGGTGGTGTATTCACCAACGGTATGGATTCTAACCTCTGGATGGCCGTTGACTATGCTTCAGACGAGAACGTTCTTCAGATCGACAAGCTCCAGAACAACTCTGAGCTGTACTTCTTCAAGATGCTCCTGAAGGTTGACGTGAACATTGTCCGTCCTGGTGAGATCGTGATCTGGACTCCTTATGTATCGAGCGCAACTGTGACCTACACAGCTGTTTCGAGCACAACTGGTAAGAATCCTAAGGAGGAAGGCTGGTTCGAGCGCAGCGGTTCTGAGGGTAGCTATGTTTACACTCTGACCACCGACACAGCTCCTGCCCAGGGTAAGACGTACTATCAGAAGGTAGTTTCTTAACAACCTGATGTCGCATAGATAAAGCGGAGGGGACGCGCTCTCCTCCGCTTTTTTCATAACAAACCAAATATGAACGATTATGGCACGTAATAGTAAAAAGAACGCAGAAGAAAAGGAGAAGAAGGACGAGCAGCAGCAAGTCGCAGAGGCTCCCGTAACTGAAGCCAAGGCAGAAGGTGAAGAGCAGGCCAACCAGGAAAACAATGCTCCTGAGACTCCTGAAGTACCCGAAACTGGTGAGAAGAAGGACGAGCAGCAGCAAGTCGCAGAGGCTCCCAAGAAAGGCACAAAGAAAGAGACGAGTGAAGAAGACCGTCAGGCCGACGAGATTCTTAAGATGTATCCTCAGTACGCTGAGTTGTACATTGACTCAAAGGGTGGCGTATTCACAACAAACACTCCAGAGTCTGTTCGTGGTAAGGCTAAGCTCTACAAGAACAAGTATCACAAATAATTAAAAAAGAAGAACAATATGGCAAAACATGGTGGAGTCTTTATGACTAATGTTGATGGCTATACAGCCAGCAACACCGTACCTTCCGAGAACATCGGTGGTCTTTTGTTCGATATTGGTAGGCGCGAGAATCCGTTCTCAGGATACTCTGTTGCTCAGGCCAAGCTTGGTAATCGCCAGGTAGTTGAAATCAACTCTCTGGAAGATGCCGTTCAGCTTGGTATTGAGGAAAACGGTCTCCTGGGTGGTGTTGCTTACTACCATATCGAGAAATTCTTCGCCCTTGCAGGATCTGGCCAGCGTCTGTTTATCATGTTCGCTGACTGTACCTCGAACTTCAATGCTATCGAGGACATGCAGACTGCCGCTAAGGGTCTGTGCTTCCACATCGGTCTTTGGACTGAGCAGGAGCTGTTCACCAAGGTGAATGATGACTATCGCCTCAATTCATGGGTAGCCTCTGTAGAGACTGTTTGTGAGAAGCTGGGTGGTCGCATCAAGAAGCAGGGTGAGAACTACGTCAACTATGATGGCAATGCCCAGGTTGTCGTTGTGATCAATGCTAACCCTGGTCACATCACCAATGGTCAGACTGCTATTACGGAGATCGATCTGACTAAGCTTCCTAATGCCATCAGCAATTGTCCTTACGTGGCAATCTCTCTTGGTCAGGAAAGCTCTGATGACGTTCACGCTATGCAGCTGAAGAACTACAACCAGTGCCCCGTTGGTAACATCGGTATGGCTCTTGGTGTTCTGGCAGTCGCTCCTGTGCAGCATTCTATCGGTTATGTGAACAACTACAATCTGTTCGCTGCTTGCCAGTCTGCTGAGCTTGGTTTCGGTAATCTGGCCATCACTGGTGAGGGTGCCAATATCGCTTGGGCTGCAACAGCATCGTTCACTCACATCGATACGCTCACCTACACAAAGCGTAACACCCAGATCGTCCAGAAGGGTTACATTATGCTGACCAACTACGACGGTTATGAGAATGGCATCTACTTCAGTGGTGATACAACCCTGAGTGACGGTGACTTCCGTACCATCGCACGTTGCCGCACAATGGCTAAGGCCCGCCGTTTGGTTCGTATGGCTCTGCTGCCTTACGTAAACGCTCCTGTTCAGGTGAATGCATCTACCGGATTGCTCTCTGCATCCCAGATCACTACGTTCAAGAACCTCATCACCAGTGCTCTCGACACCGGTATGGTGAACCCTGGAAGCTCTGTCTCTCAGATCAGCGGACGTACAGTGACCATCGATTCCAACCAGAACATATTGAAGAACGACGAGCTCATCATCGATTTCGGTATCGTTCCAGTAGGTACGACCACTATTATCAATGTGACTGAGCATTTCGCTACCAGCACAAGTGCGTAACAAATTAAAAAAGTAGAAAGAATATGGCACAGATTAATCATGTTGCATGTAGCTGGAGTATGATAGAGCTCCAGGCTCCTGCTTTAGGTGAGGACATCTTTGTGAATTGTACCGCAATCAACTGGAATGCAGCCCGTACCGTTGAGACTAACTACGGTCTTGGTGGTCAGCCTCGTTCTCGCGGTTTCGGTAACAATGAGCTGAGTGCATCCATCACTCTTGACGTTGCAACGATGATCATGCTCCGCAATCTCGACAGCAACACAGGCAAAACCCTGATGTCGCTGGGAGAATTCGACCTCATCGTCAGCTGGATCAGTGACATCATGCAGAATACTCCTGAGGAGGCTGTTACTCTTGCCGGTTGCTTCTTCTCTGAAGACGGTATGGAGGCCAACCAGAACGATACGAACATCACGAAGCAGTACGATCTGCATCCGTTCCGTATCTTCACGGACTCTTCAGCACAGACTGACCGCTCTGCCGAGCTTTATGCTGGCAACTAACCACGACGGTTTATGTTTGGTAGTTTGGACGGAAGGCACTCAAATCGGGTGCCTTCTTTCAATTTTATATACCGATTAATCAACCACCTGATTTTACCTTATTCTATTTATTAACGACAACAAACATCAAACCGTTTTTATAAAAATTGTACAATTATGGCAGAAAATGAGTTGATTCTCACTCCGGAACTGGAGGAGACCATTAAAGCAAAGTGTGAGGCTATCAAGGCCAAGAATCCCAGTATCAAACGTGTCATTCCTGTAGTGGTGGAAGGCAACACAGACGATGGTGAAAAGCCATTCTATGTGGCCTACATGAAACATCCCGACATGAAGGCGTTCTCGAAGTTCATGATGACCAACAGTGCCAACAGTATTATCGCCCAGAAGAATCTGGCAAAGGACTGTTTCATTGACGGTGACAAGGAGCTTCTGGATGACGATGACCTGTTCCTGATGGGTCTTATGCCCAACCTCAATGTCCTTATCGAGGCACGTAATACGAAGATCGTAAATTTATCGAAAGCCTAAAAGTCGGTGATGGCGACATCGACGCTTTTAGGCAAAGATACATTCTGATCGCGCATTACTTCCCAGGTGTCAACTTGGATGAATTGGACGAGTGGGGTTTTGCATTCTGGAGTGAAAACGCCCAGTGGATGCACTCGCAGCAAGTCCTAATTCAACAGGCAAACATGATGGGAATGCTTGGAGGAGGCGGTGAAGCACCGAAGCAACAATCGGCACCAAGACCTCCCAGAGGATAAAGAAAAGGCCCACTGCATTAACTTGTAGTGGGTCATTTTTATCTATTTAATATAAAACGGATTATGTCTGGAATAAATCGATTTACAATAGACTCTCAGAAGAGCAACCAGATTGTCGGTATCTTCAACGAGACCGTATGTGGACTGGTGTTTGACATTTCAAAACGTAGTAATGTCTTTGGCAAATTCCCATTGGCCCGTCAGAACTACGAAAACGGAAGAATTTGTGAGCTTTCCAGTATGGATGATGTAATAGCATCTGGAATTACTGAGGACGGAATCATGAATGGTGTTCCATATTATCATTTGAGTCATTTCTTTACGATGGCATCAAAAGATTCTTCACCTCATACGATTTATGTTGTGTTCGAAAATTGCAAATCGAACTTCCAGGTGTTCAATCGCATGATGCAAGTCACCAATAAAAAGATCTTCCAGTTTGGGCTTTGGACCGAACAAGACATGTTTGCATACTATGGTGACCAGTTGATTTCTCCATTCTTTACGCAACTCAATGAGGATTTGTTCCCATATAAAGGCGAGACTCCAGATTCAGAAGAATATGATCTGGATATTCCGTTCAATGTCTTTGTGTGTGCCAATCCTACAAGAACACAGCTTCTTGACACAGTTGTTTATTTGACGGATGAACATGGTCAAAGACTCAAAAAAGAAGATGGCGGTTATCTCCTGGGAAATATCAAACCAAATGATCAGACATTCACTTATAGGACGCTTCCCAGCATCACTGAATACAATATTCCGGCACTTACAGTGTTACTTGGTCAGGAAAGAAGTGACAAAGTTCACGCAATGCAGGCTAAGAATGTCAATGGAACCCCAGTTGGATGTATTGGCGCAGCACTTGGAGTTATGACACTGTGCCCAGTTGAATATTGTCTGGCAGATAACTATTTGTTTAGTATGAGGGACATCATCCCAGAAGCCGAACTTGGATTTGGTGATGACTACACTCCTATGGAAAAATTAGGATATATCCGAAGAAATGCATTGGATATTGCTGGATATGTCTTCTTGACGGACAAAGATGGATATATAGGTGAGACATTCTTCTCCAGCGACAAGACACTTGGAAATCGTGACTACAGTACATTGGTGAGGTGTCGCACAATCAATAAGGTTCAGAGAATTGTACGCAATACTCTTCTCAGACAAAGCAACAATTCTCTCCGCATTGATCCTGAGACTGGTATGATTTCTCAGACTATTGCCAAATCGATTATGAATGAGATTTACGATGCAATAGACACATACATGGGAATTGGAAGCAGTCTGAAGGGTGCCGCCCAGCTTGATTACAGGAAAATCACTATACCACTGGAGCAGGATCTCCAGAACAATATTATACTCAAAGCAGAAGTCGAAGTCAGACCTGGAAATCATGTGGAGAGTATCAAATTCGTTGCAGAGACATCAACTTCTTGATATTTTTGGATAAAATTATTGTATTTAGTTCAGGCGTAATTGTGAAATTGCGCCTGTTTTAGTTGACGCGCTCCATTCTTAATAGCTATTTAAAAGAAAAGTAAGTTATGGCAGATGTAAAGCAATATATTGTTGAGTATCTTGTACAAGCGAACGTCCAGAATGCCGTCCAGAATTTGAGTAGTCTGACTGGAATGATGGAAGAGTTCCAGGCCAAGTATGGTGCCGGTTTGAGACAGTCAAGCGTTGCAGCAGACCGAATCATAAAGTCGGCTAAGAATCTTGGTAAGAACCTGGGTAAGCAACTGGATATGTCTGGCCCTATTTCCCAGATGCAGGCTTTCCAGGGTGCATTGATCTCAACATTTAATGGTGCCCACAAGGTCATTAATTCTATGTTTGCTGGTGACATGAATGCCATGCAAAGACATATTAGTGGCCTTCAGTCAAGTGCGTTTTTGGCAGAAAAACAAGTAGGAAGAATACAAGGCACTGCTAAAAAAACGAGTTCTGAGATCAGGCAATTAAATAGTGCTCTTAAATCAAGCCAACAGACACTTAGTAGTTATTCTAATGTCTATGAACGTTTTGCTAATGGTATTGTCGGAAAAGGTGATAAATCCAAATTCAGACAGTCTGTTCTAAAGCAATTTACAGAAGACGAACGAAAGGCAATTGCTGCTGCAACCAATGACAAGAATTGGATGACAGCAAGCGGTGCCCGTTTGCAGAAGGCATTAGATAATTTCAAGAACAGAATCACTGCCCTTAATAAGGATTACGCAGCTAAAAAGGCAGCACTTGATGAACGTATAGCTGAAAACAAATCAAAGGCTTCTGTAGTAGGTTCAAATAGTGTTGTAGCCAATCCTCTTCTCATGTCTGCCGAGGAGATGGAGAAGAAAGTTGCTGCCACCCGTAAGATGGTTCGCTCAATGAGTAAGCTTATTGCGGACCAGAAGGGCAAACCAAAGACCATAACTTATACAGCAACCCTCAATATCAATGATGCTGTTGCTAAATTGACTACGCTTCAGGAGCAATTCACGAAGTTGCAGTCAATGGCCAATATCAGTGTCCGTGTTCGCGGTGCTGGTGCTGCCAAAGGATTTAAGGGGTATCTGGATGACATCAATAAGGGTGTCAAGGATCTCCAGACCACGCTTTCTACTGTTGCTACAGCTCCGAAGACACCAAAGGCCAGAAGGGTAACAAAGAAAGATGCTGTTGAGATTCCTGCAAAACTCACGTTTAGCACAGAGTCTCTGAAATCTAAATTGGCCAAAGTAAAACTGACACTTCCGGTTACTCTTGTGCCTACACTTGGTGACAAGGCAGCACGAAAGAAGAATCTGGAAGCCTTCAAGACAAAGATTCCACCCGTCAAAGTCAAAATCGATATTACTCAGGCTAAGGCCAAATTTGACGAGTTTGTACGACATATACAGAGATTCCGCAATCAGACCATTAATCTGAATGCAACTGCCGGTGCGCGTTACAGAACTGGCCGCAATGGTGGTGGTACAACCGTTCAACCACCTGGAGGCGGTATTGGTGGAACTACTACCCAGCCTTCATCTGGAAGAAGGGGTCCGGTAGGTCAGCGTACTTATGGTAGAGGTCGCGGTGCATCAATGTATCCGTTAGTCGGTAACACCTCATTCGGTGTTCAGACTCCAGCTTTCGTCGGTATGGCGAAGGGTATGGTCGGTATGATGGGTATCGGTGCCGCATTCGGTCTTATTGGTGATGCAATGAGGCAGGCTGTCGAATATCAGAATACGATGGCCTCTGTTAAGGCAATTCTGGAATCCAACAAGAAGTTGACTGGATACACTCCAGCTAATTTCCGTGCTATGGAGAAGAATATCCGTAAAGTCGGTATGGATACCAAGTTTACGGCTCCAGAAGTTGCCGGTGCAGCACGATTCATGGCTATGGCTGGTCTCTCAGTCGAACAGATCAACAACTCAATTCGTCCGATTGCTGATGTGGCCCTGATTGGTGATAATGACCTTCAGACAACCGCAGATAAGATAACGAACATTCAGACTGCATTTGGTCTTGGTAAGAATCCTCAGCAAATGAGGAAGCTTGCTGACAACCTCACAACGACATTCACACGGTTCAATACCGATATGATGATGACCGCAGAGGCAATGCAGTATGCAGCTCCTATTGCAAGTGCTGCTGGTCTTGGTATTGAGGAAACTCTGGCCATGATCGGTGTTATGGGTAATGCTGGTATCCAGTCTTCTATGGCTGGTACAACACTCCGTATGGCACTCCAGAACGTCATCAATCCTAACAAGAAGCAGAAGAAACTCTGGGATGCTATGGGTATCCAGAGATTCAATAAGGACGGAAGTGTTCGCAATATCGTTGACATTCTGAGTGATTTGTCAGAACATGCCGATGATAAGAATCTTGTCAAGTTGGTATCTGGAATGTTCCGTGTCACTTCAATGGCTGGTGTTACTCAGATTATTCGAAATCTGGATAAGGTAAAGGCTACCAGGGATGACATGAAGCTTGGTCTTGATTCTGGTATCTCAGAGCGTCTGTCTTTGGAGAAACAGAATACAGTTGCTGGTCTTTGGGCTCAGGTGACTTCTGCATTTACTGAGGATAACGTCCAGATGTTTGAGAAGTTCCAGGGTTCGTTGAAGGAAATGCTCATTAGCGTTAGGGATTACTTGAAGACTCCTGAAGCTGCTGAGAACCTAAACAATATCATGGAGCTTGTCAAGACAATGGGTAGCGCATTCGGTACTGTTGCAAAGATTTGGCTTGACATATACAACACCTTCCCAGGAGCTGTTAAGGCCATGATGGTAATGCAGTTTGCACTCAATCAGATTGGTTTGCTCTTGAATCCATTCATAGGCTTATACCGTGTTGTAAGAAACATGGGTATTGCCCTTGGTGCTGTCGGAGCTGGCAATGCTGTTGTCGGTGCTGCAAGTGGTGCAGTTGGTTTAAGAGGTGCTTTTGCTGCTGCCAGGGCCGCTGGTTCATTTGGCGCATTGGGCTCAATGGCTGGTGGTGCTATGAGTGGTCTTGGAACTGCTATTGGCGGTATTGCTGGAGCTGTCACAAGTCCTGTTGGTCTTGCTATCTTGGGAATTGCGACAACCGTTGGTCTTATCTATAAGGATATTAAGGATAAAGACAATGCCGTTAAGAAATTCAATGAAAAATCCAAGGAAACTCAGGGCATAAGGGATAATGCAAGCGGCATTCTCAATAATACTTTGACTGACAATATGTTGGAACTGGGAACAAAGACCGGTTCTATTGTCAATGTTGGTCAGATTATGAACGAAAAGGGAAAGCCTGTTGTTGGTAGAAGGTGGATTAGCAATCCGATGTTCCGTCACACAAGAGGTTATTCTCAATTGTTCGATGCCGACATGATGAAACGTGCTCCACTGGAGTATGTTAAGTCAATTTATGACCAATTTGTAGCTCCTGTAACTGGTGGCGCATATTCATTTGAGAACTTCAGGAGAGACGCTGGATTTGGTGTTCCAAAGAATATGGGTAGAGTTGGATATATTCCAAATAGTACCAAGAATGCCCAGGCAATAGCAGCGAGATACGCAATAACGATGGATGCAGTCAATTCATCCGATTATACCGGTGCAAGAGACAGGATCCTGAAATTATTCGGTAAAGCAGCTTCTATTGAAGACAAGGATAAGCGTATTGAGGCATTCAAGAGTGCAAGAGCGAATGCCATGAAGATTATTGATGCATATCGTCCTGGAAGCAGTGACGAAAGCATCCGTAATATGACTGGTGAGCAGATTGGCAATATGTCTGCTGCAAGACGTTACAATAGTTTTGAATTCAAATACGCCATTGTTGAAAACCTCACCGACATGTTGAATGGTGAGGACAACCCAGTAATGCAAAAATATCTGGCTATTGAACAACTTGACAAATTGGCTGATAATGAGGTTGCAAAGCGTGTTTATTGGCTTCAGAGGTCAGTAAGTGGTATTACATTTACTGGAATCAATATGGAGGATCAGATGGTTCAGCTGAATCTCCAAATTCACGATGGCCAATTGAGCTTCCAGGAATACCTTGCCAAAATTCAGGCATTTAAACTTAAGGTTAGCGATACAGTTGGTTCGTTTTTACTTTTGTCTCTCCAGGCAGCTAAACTTGCAGCTGCTAATGGAGATCTCCCAGAAGGTGTTACAATTGACAGTCTGGGTGCCAATATGGGTGGTTTTGGTGTTGGTTCGAAATTATCCAAGGAACAGTCTCAGTGGCTCAAAGAAAAGGGTCAGGCTTACGCTCTTGAAAATGGTATTGATCCAGCTCAGTTCAGTCTCACAAATGGTAGCAAGAGTAAGCAGAAGAAAGACATTGATGCTGTTGTTTCCTGGTATAGAAAACGCATGGGGCTCAATTTTGAGGATACCAATAAGGGTAACGGTGGTACTAATGGAAAGAATAATCCATTGGGTAATAATAACCCATCTGGAGGCAATAATGGCAAGACGAATCCTTACCAGATCGATCAGTCTGGATATTCCAACAAGTACCAGCGTCCAACTGCCCGTCCAACTCAGATTGTCTTCAATATCGAAAATCTGTGCAACTTCGACAAGAATGAATTCCTGAGTGCCGACGAAAAGAAAGTTGCCGACCAGATTATGCCAAGAGTGATTCATGCTGTCACTCAGGCTGTCGCAACCGCCCAGACACAGATAGGTGCTATGCCTGATGCTGGAAATGGAAGTCAAGTATAATCAAAAATAAATAAGATATATGAATTTTTTCGGAAATCTTGGATATAATGTCACCAATGGAGTTGCAACCAGTGCCATGAGTATGGGTAATAACTGGTTGCAGGGTGTCCTTGGTGTCACTGGAAAAAGAAAGGGCCAGAAGATTGAGTATTATTACAACTATCAACCTGGTGCCAATTTTATTTTGACTCATACAGCACCGATTCTAAGAGCAGCTGCCCAGTATGCTAAAGAGTATGCCATGAAAGAGCTGAAGAAGTTCTTGAAGGGCAAAACTCAGGGTATGGAAGGTTCTGCTTGGACTGTCCTTATTGATGATTACGCAAACAAGGTCAGGGAAAAACATTACGGTATGCTTCAGGTAAACCGTGATGGCGGTGGTCAGGACTTCATTCCAGCTATCAATAACTATGGCGAATATTGCCCAGAAGCCTTTGTTATGGGCATTAAATTGGAAAATCCAATAAGTTATAAGGTCAACAAGAATATGCGTGGCAATAAGTCCGCTGGATTGAATAAAGTGACAACTTACTCACAAGGCAGCCAATCCGTCAATATCCCAGCTACTACTGATATGCTGGTATGGTTTGATCCTGTTGCTATTCCTCAGATTAATTCCGACAAGAATGTTCTTCTGACTCCAGTTCAGGGCCGTGACTATACACGTAAAGAAATCATCGGAAATGGTGATGTTAAATTCTCAGTAAGCGGAAAGATGGTATCTGGTGTCCCAGGTGTTTATCCTGAGGCAGAAGTTCAGAAATTCAAGCAAATTATGGATTACAAAGGCATTGTCTATTGTAACCACTATATACTTGACATCTTGGGTATCGATAAATTCATCATTACTGGATGGTCTCTGAGTCCTCGCCAGGGATTTGCCGACAATACTCAGGACTACACTTTCTCTGCTGTTGGTGTAATGCCAGACAAAGAAACCAAAATCGAAGCTGACACAATCAGCATCATCGATTACAGCATCCAGGAGGCTGAGAAGAAAGAGCGCAGCATGTGGGCTAAACTTATTCAGAAGAAACTGGAAGGCTTACAGAATGGTGCTCTTGATACAATTAACAAGGCCGCAGATCAGGGTATTAACAACTTAATCGGATTAATGTAATGGCAAACGACAATGGAGTAGAGATTGCACAGGGCATAGTTACCGGTTATGAAACCCCGAAAATCGGTATTGGTATGCGTCACACTGGTGGGGAGCGATTCCTTGAAGGTGATGACGCTAAGAAATATGTTGACCAGGCACCAGATATTCTTGTGTGTCAAATCAAAATCTGGGATCCAGCAGCCAAGGGAATACAGCCAGCACCAGCTAAAGGAGAGTGTAAAATGGTTCTCCATGAAGTTGAGTCTCTGACTGTCAATAGTTCATATAAAAATGTCATCAGTACGGCATCTATTGTGATTCCAAAGGGTTCAATTATCAAAAAAGTGGTTACAAGTGCTGCTGTTAATCAGAATACTGAAGCCCAAGATCCTCAGATTGCGACTGACATGAAAACCGAAAGTCCAGAGGCCAAAGTAGATAACGATGTGAGTTCTGATGCAAACAAAGTTGGCGATACCTCTTTGTATGAGCCAGACCACGTTAATTCTATCGGTATTCTTCTTACGACTTCTACAGAATCTGGAAAACCAGTTGAGCCAAGTATGTTCTCGAATGGTGACCGTATCGAAATCCGTTGCGGATACACCCAGGACCCACTTGTTGCAGAAAAAATCGACGAATATGAAGACCACAAGTGTCTGAATCTTGTGTTTTCTGGATATATCACTGGTATTTCACCTCAGTCACCAATTGAATTGAGGTGTGAGGATTTGGCTTACGTTTTCAAGACTGTGAGCTGTGACGATGTTCTATCAAAGGGAAATCGCAAAGTAATGGATTTCTTTGATGCTGGTGGCAAATATGATTGGCTTAATGGAACAGGAATTGAGCTGCATCCAGATGTTTCCAAACAAGACATTAATGTGGGCGCAGTCAATGTTACACATCATATAACTGTTGCAGATGTACTTCATGAGTGGTCAAAAAGTGGCCTGGTATGCTTCATGCGTCGCTGTGACGATGGCATTTTTAGACTTTCGATTGGCCGTACTTATATGTCAACAACAGCTACTGATACTGCTGATTCCGTGATGTACCACCCAGAAGGTGATGGCATTCCAGTGATTTATTCTGATTGGGATATTGCAGATGACGGACTCTCAATCATGGAAGTTGACAAGAAGTTCGTTATTATCGATGCAGAAGGCTGGAAGGTTGAGAATGGTCAGAATTATCATTGTAAATTCTCTCTTAGGTTGAATCCAGAGTGGTCTCCTCAGAACAATTCTGTTGAGAAATACCAATTCATTAATGACAAGGACTGGACTTCAAACCGCAAAGGCAAGAGAAAGAAGGGTTCGCGTGAGACTGTTCAAAACAAAGTTGCGGACCTGAAGAACTACTCCAGATACCCATACATGGCAAAGAAGTGGGGTCTCACAAAAGACGAATTGAAGCGTGAGGCCATTGAATATTATGAGAATTTCAATCCAAGTGGTGTAACTGGAAAATTGACGATATTTGGTGGACGAGATATTGTTCCGACTTCCATTATTGCGTTGGTTGACATCAGACAGCCAGCCCGTCAGGGATTCTATGTCGTTGAAGAAGTCAACACTAAATTCGGTGTCAATGGATATAGGCAAGAGATCACTTTGCCATACAGAATTAAGGTTTTTGATAACGTAAAAGTCATCAAGTAATATGTACGAAGGAGATTTTTTAGCTGAGTCAAGAAAGCTTGCCGAGGGCATCCAAAATATTGCAGGAAAGAAACTTCTTGATAAACACGGCAATCCTCTATATTCTGGAAGGACTGTCGGATATGTTTGTAATGTCTATCCTGAAGGTGACGAATGGGAAGGAACCATTGATGTTCAGGAATTCAACAAGAATTATGATGACGAAAAAGCTGATGTGGGTCTTCATGAACATGTTAGGATTTCAGCCATCCAGAATAACAAGTCTGGTGTTTTGCTGGTGCCACAGTTGTATTCTGAGGTTGTTATTGTTCAGGATCCAGCTTCCCAGGAAGAATACGTGATTTCCTTCTCTCATGTAGATATTATTCAGATGAATTCTCATCAGAAGGCCAGTATTGGTGTTACTGAGACTGAGGAATTCGTAGAAGACCAGGATGATGATAAGGATTTTGATAATCTTGAAAAAACTGGAAGCTCAGCGCACACTTACTATGATAAGGATTCTATCACAGATATTGTGACAGAACACGATAAAGAAGGTGACGATGAAACCAAGAATCAAGATGGAACCGTCTCTCGAAAAGTCACCAAAGACAAGATTGTTGAGCAAATCGGAGAAAAGACAACTCTGACAACAGAGAACACAAAACGGACACTCCAGATTGGCGATAATTTGACCATTGTAATGGACGGTTCCGGTAAAATTGACATAAACGCTAATGGAACGACTGTGACTATTGATAGTAAAGGGCAGTCCACAAAGATCGGTGGGTCTGACAGTGCCCAGATAACAGTTGACAGCGGTGGAAATGTGATAGTGGGAGAGGCTGCTGACAATGCAGTTTTGTTCTCAGAATTGAACACCCTACTTAGTAAGTTGTTCAACTATCTCGCCTCCGCTTTGACGGCCACTCAGATTGGTCCACAGCCGCTTTCTACTGGTCCACAAATCGGTGCCCTTTCAGGCGAATTACCAAAGATAATGTCGAAGAAAGTAAAAATAGCAAAATAATGGCAGCAGCAGAATTCAAGAAGGGTTCCACCAAGGAATCATTGATGAAGAGCATTCTGGAGAGTGCCCTCAGTACCCTTATAAGTGCAGACGTTTACCACAATTACGTTGTTGAAGGCTCCAGTGTCGAAACACCGATGTTTACTGAAACCGGCCAGTCTCTTTATGAGAAGATGCAGAAAGGTGTCGGTGACATTGTGAATACGATTGGTGATGCCATAGCAGGCGAACCGTCTGGTGGTGTCATCAGCAATTCAGATGGTGTCTTTTTGTATGACGAGGCCAACGAAAAGAAATACAGGGTTCCATTTAAGACCTTGGCAGCACTTCTTGTTGCTGAAGCTGTTCAAGGTGCTGGTGGTGATGGTGCTCTTCTGACTGCTACGAATCTTTGGACTCTGCTTAGTTCGAATTCAGACTTCCAGATTGATATTTCACATTTGAGGGATGCACTGGAAGGATACCTGACAGCGGACAGTATGAAGGGCCTGTTCAGAGAACATGGTTCAGACGATTACATTTCCAAGATATTCGATGACGAAGCTCTTGGAATGATTACTTTCTTGGCAGGACTCAAATCTAATGGTATTGCCTACATGATGAAAGGTCTCCAGATTGGTCTTTATCAGACTGGTATTACTGGTATTGGTGCCAAGATCGATGAATATGGTAATGGTGAATTTGAAAGCCTTATCATCAGGAGATTCCTGGAAGTCCCAGAATTGAGATATAACCGCGTTGAAGTATTGGCTGGTGATTCATGGAGAGCACCAGGTGGCGGTATCATCGAATCCGTTGTCGTTAATGATGACGGTATGACTGGAACAGTCACTCTTAAATTGGAAGAGGGTGAGGTAGGAAATGTTCAGGTGGATGATATTTGTATGGGTATCTTCCATGATTACAATAATGCCAATGTCAATGAGACCGCTACAACGGACGATGGATTTGGTAACAGGACATTTGCTGGCTTCTGTACTTCGTATTTCCGCATCACCAGTGTCACAGATATAACTGAGGTGGATAATGTGAAGTATTACAGAAAAGTCTTCACTTATGCACTCCGTCCGGTCAGCACTCGTTGGAACAAAACCATTCATCCACAGGAGTTCATGACATTCGTTGCATACGGCAACTTCACAAAGACAGACCGCCAGAATGCAACTTACATGACTCCAGCATATACCCGTATGTTGCGTGGTCAGAATACCTGGGAGTTCAAATTCGAGAATATTGGAATGCAGTTTGGTGATCTTTCCATTCTTGCTAATTTTGATACTCAGGATGATCCGAACCCATTGGCCCGTGAAGCATCAACATACCTCTTCTATATCGATGGTGATATTTTGCACACTGGTATTCTGAGACAAGTTGACTCTCATGGACGAGACATTATTGATTATTATGATCAGGGTGTCTGGGATCCCAATACTGAATATTTCTATAAAGACCGAGTATATTGGAATGGTTCACTCTGGCTTTTGGTAAGAGAGGACGAAATCGATGAACACGGAGTTCATCATGGTCTTATTGGAAGTGAGCCCAGTCTGGATAATCCGAACTGGCTGGCTGTTGTGTATGCTCAGACCATTCAATCGATGGGTCATTGGGAGTCTTCAAAAACGCCATATCCAGCACAGTCTATCGTAAATCTTGGTGGTATTTTGTATCTGAGTAATAAGCAGACATCAAATCCACCAAGAGGTATCTTGAAATTCGTTGATAATGGTGTCGAGAAATATGCTCAGGACAAAAACGGTGCTTACATTTTATCAGATCCAGACCAAAACAATATAAGTGAGGACTGGGATCTTCTGATTGATTTGCAGAATGAAATTCAGGGTGAAGATGCTATTTACATCAACCTTACGAACGATTCTGACTCAATCATTACTGACATTAATGGTGTAATCGCTCCAGGTACTGTTTACCCAACTACAAAAGCACAGTTGTATCGAGGCAGTGTTCAGATTACTTCTGGCATTACTTGGGGTGTATCTGCTGATGGCTGTTCTGCTACTATTGCTCCAGAAAGCGGAACGGTGGTCACATCTAATATGACCAAAGACAAGGCCGTTGTAACTATCAGTGCCACTTATAATAATTATACATACACCAAACTCTTTACATTCAGTAAGCTGTTTGGTGCCAACAAATATATCCTGGAGCCATCAGCAGACGTTATTAAATACGATCCGAATGCTAATGATGGCCAAGGACAATTTGAGCCTCAGGTTCTGGTGGTTCGTGCTTACTGTATTAAGAACGGTGAGCGCAAAGAGGTAACTTCGACCAGCAATTTGGGATTTATCAAGTTCAATGACCAGACCTATTATTCTGGAATGTCTGTCAACACCAATTCAATGTCGGCATTCACAAATGGTAGATTGAAATTCGAACTGTTTGATAACTCCAGCACTCCGAAACTTGGTGATATGGAAGAGATTCCTTTGGTTCAAGATGGTATTAATGGCATTGGTTCTGTCACTATAAATTTGACAAATGATACCGATGCAATCTGTACTGACTCAGACGGAAATATCGCTCCAGACGAAGAATACCCGACCACCACAGCTGAATTGTATTATCAGTTGACCAAGGTTCCAAATTCACAGATCACTTGGAACTGTAGCGGTAATGGCTGTGATGCAGTCATTGACGAAAATGGTGTTGTTACCACTTCAAACATGACTGCTGATGTGGCTATTGTCACTATCATTGGTGCTTACCAGGGCCACTCATACATCAAGACATTTACGTTCAGAAAACTGTTTGGTCAGGAGAAGTATTATTTGCAAACCAGTGTCAACACAATCGTGAGAGACAAACTGGGCAATTACAACCCCAACAGTATTACAGTTCGTGCTTACTGCAAGCGTTTTGGTGAAGACCCTGTTGAGTGTACCAGTGCTCTGAATGTGGCAAAAATTGTTTATGCTGGTCAGCAGACACCACAATTCTCACCAGTAACCGTTATCATCCAGAATGATACGTTTACTGACAGGCATCTTGTCTTTACTCTTATTGACAATGATGGCCGTATTCAAGATACTGAGGACATTCCCTTGGTTGCTGATGGTCAAGATGGCCAAGACGGACGTGATGGTAAGGATTTAACCATCAAGGGCCATTGGGATTCTGAAGAAAATTATGTTGTCGGTGATATTGTCCGCTTAGGCGAAGTTCTTTATAGTTGTGTTGTTGACAATACCAATAAGCCACCTCATGCAATCCTGAAAGACGGTGTTGACAATAAATACCTCAAAGACGAGAACGACATGTATATTCTGTGTGGTACTGAAGAAGACACTACGCACTGGATGTACTATGTTCGTGACGGACGCGATGGTATAGATGGTGTGGACGGTAAGGATGGCCGTGACGGACAGGACGGTGACACTCCAGTATTCATCAATTTGACGAATGATACGGATTCTGTTATTACTGATATGGCCGGTAATCCTCTGGAAGACTTACCAACTACAACTGCCCAGTTCTTCTTTGGTACAAGGCAGTTGTATCATTCGGACGGTGTTGAGTGGGGTATTGACCATGTTGTCGGATGCCATGTTTCATTTGACGATGACGGTAACTACAGAATCACCAGTATGAGTGCAGACCGTGCTCAGGTTGTCATTAAGGCAATCTATCATGGCCAGTTCTATCTCCGTACATTTACATGTGTAAAATTGTATGGTCAGGATAAGTACGTTCTGGAGCCTGAATATGGTACAGTTCACTATAATCCGCAAACTGGAAAATACTTCCCAGAATATCTGGAGGTCTATGCATACGTCATCAAGAATGGCGAATATTTGACACTTACTGAAGAATCTGAAA